AAGTGAGGACAAACTGACTCTTCCTCCCTCTTCGTGCGAAGCCCTATCATTACTTGCTCTCCGTAAATGTGATACTAAAAATAAAGATATACCAGTTCTCTCTACAAGTGAACGTAATTTTGTCATAGTGACATCTATCATTCTACGCTCATCACCATCTAATCCACTCAATAATATACTGAGGTGATCTAGGAATATAACACGACACTCCAATCCACTGGCAAGGTATTCGATCCTATTGTAAAGAAGGTCTGGGTCAAAGCTGCCAAAGCCATCAAAACAAAAAAGATTCCAATTAGCGATACTAGATTCAAAGGCGGATTTGAGTTCTCGTTCATCATGATCTCCTATATGTAAATTTTTACCGACTGCTGTGGACATCAATCCAAGTGCGGTTCTTCTATTACTTGCTTCAAGTTCCAGTATCCCAACCGACTCTCCTTTTTGCAATAAGTCAGTTGCAATGTGCCGCATGATTGAGGTCTTTCCGCTGCCAGATCCTGCAGTAAACGTGACAAGCTCACCATATCTAATTCCGTGAAGTTTCTTATTAAGTCCTGCGAAGGGGTATTCATGATCGAATGGTGCTTGTGGTGTAGTTACAATTTCTAGTAATGATCTGCCATCTACTATCCCATCAGGTCTATAAGGTGTGGCATTCCATATAGCTTTTCTTATTGCTTCTGAATCATCAGCTTGTAATGCCTCTGATGGATCTTTATATGCCTCCATACGTGCGATTCTAACCTTGCCTGGAGGTAATACTCCTGCAGCCTCTTCAGCTGCCTTCCTGCCTGGCTCATCGCTATCAAAAAATAATACTATCTCTTCATATCCTTGGAACAAAGGTATTTGTTTTTGGATATCCTTCTTTGCGCTGGCCGCACCGTGCGGTAAAGAAACCATCGGCCAAGTGGGCATAGCCTCATAACAGCTCGCAGCATCTAATTCACCTTCAGTAACAACAATACGTTTACCAGAGTTAGGAAACAAATGCTGACCGAATAAGGTATCAGTGGAAACTCCTTCATATGTAAACTCCTTTCGTTTATTCTTTACTTTGATTCCGCTAAGTACTCCATCGCTTGTAAAATATGGAAAGAGTAACGTAGATCCGTCTCTGTAAATCCTGAACTTTCCGCAAGTTTTTTCAGAAAGTCTTCGTCTGTGCAGAGTTTGTGCTTCTCCTCTGAGTTTAACATTGGTCATGGTCCGTGTTGACTGTGAATAAAGATTTATACCCTCTGCGGGTGTGAAAGTTTGACATGAAAAGCAATAATGTTGACCATCAGAATACAAAGAATTTGCATCTGATGATCCACAGTTAGGGCAGGGTTCATGTCTTACGAACTCAGCTTCCATTATATTAACCAATCGAGTGGTATGTCATGGAAGTGTGTCCATGGTATATCATGACGCTCGCACCATTGAGCATATGTAGTCTTCGATCCTTTAGAGATCTTATTATATGGTGCTTGGAATACCATCCTTATATCTACATCGGGATTGTCCTTCTTAACTGCAAGGATTTTGCGTCTGTCTTTTGCATCCCAGTATCCTTTTGCTTCGAGGTATACATGATTTGGGAGACAGAAATCAGGGTGATAATTATGCTGGATGGTATAAGGAATCTTAGTGGATTCATATTCATATGAGACACCAAGCCCTTCAAGTAGATTAGCAATTCTCTCCTCAAGCTTGGATCTAAATTTTATAGGTTTATCTCGCTTGGACTTAAGTTTAGCATAAGCCTCCCTAGCCCAAGCAAGTGATTCTTCTTTAGAAGTCTTCTTCTTCAACATCAGTGGATGGTGTTTCGGTGTTTTCACCTGACTTGAATCCTGCTGTTTTACCAAATAATTCAGCTACTTCAGTTTCATTTAAGTCACCAGCATCAACGCCAGCATCTCCTTTTAATGCGACAACCTGAACGCCAACCAACTTAAGGCTACTGCCATAGGTAACCCCATCCCGTAGAATATAAGGTTTTTGGTAAAAGCCAAGTTTAACAGTAGATCCTCCATATAACGGTGTCTTTGTGTTTGAAACTAATGTACCTTCTGTGTCAACAACAGGTGGTTTTCTATCCTCATTCCATGAGAACTTTATTTTATATTTCCCATCAGCTACCTCTTCCCATGGTTCGGGTTTAAGTGTAGATCTTTTGGGATTCTTGAGCTTAGATTCTGCCCATTTAAGAACAGTAGTCCTCTCACTTTCTAGCTTGTCGATAGTGTCCTTATCGACTACAGCCGATAGAGAATAACCAAACTTACCAGGTTCTAGTATAGCTTGGAATCCATCTAGTGTTACAGTATCAGTTTTATGTATTGTCCTATTAGACATCGCAGGTTGCCTCATCTAATCTATCTAGATCCTTACCTGTTTTTTCAGCAGGAGCTAGTTCTTTAGCTAAGGTTTGGCGATATGCTCTTAGTTCAGTAAGCTTGTCATCGACAGCTTTTAATCGGTTCATCTTTGCTTCTCTTTCAGCAGCTTGTAATCTCTCTTCAGAGACAACTATTATAGTAGGTGGTGAAAAGAAACTATCAAATAATGAATACATTTAACAGAAAAAATAAGTTGAGTCAATCACGGTTTCTGGTTGAAGGTCACCAATGATCGGTGGGGCTGATTCTGCACCTATTTGATGTGCAAATTCAGTAAGGTAGTCATGACCTGCAAACAGGTGCATGTACACATTTCTAATTATAGTCGATAACTCACCCATGTCAACCGCACGTGTGAGAACGCTGTCATGGATCAAAGCGATAGGTTTATTAAACTCTTTAACACTTAGATGTAACAGGCTAGCATCGAGACTGTGAATAAGATTAGGAGCAGTAGCAGCCTTATGTCTAGCTGTATCTACTTCCTTCTTATCATCAGTAGCAACACTTAATTGACATCGACCTAATAGTTGTAGATCAAAACGTTGTACTTTCTTCTTCATTATCCTTTGATGTACTATAAATCCAGAAGGTGTAACCCACTGTAATTCTGTAGCACCCTCTTTGATAACTTTAGATACTTCATCTTCAATCCATTTCATAACAGACATAGGGCCAGGAACGACAGTGTGCATGGCGTCCCTGACAGCCTGTACGGTAACTGTTAAGTCGTCCTTGTCTATTTCGACTCCCTTCTCTCTTAAAGCATCACGAATGTATGATCTATTAGAGAAAGGTTTAGCATTGTAAGGTATGGTCATAACTGTGCGCTTGACCGACTTCCTATCCCATACATGATGTAGACAAGAAGGTATATGAGGCTTCGCAACCTCTGCTACTACCTTATAGGCGTCTTGTGGGCGTTCAGAAGGCAACACATTGACGAGTTGTGCTGTCTTACGGTCTCTCGCAAGTCCTGCGAGGATCTGAAGCCCACTACATGTAGCATCTGTGGCCACAAATAGTCGGGTAGTGTTTCTGGTACGTTTAGTTACTACCGCATAGTACTCCTCACATGCCGCTAAGAATTGCCACGGCTCATCCGCTGCCTCCCAGTCACCAATATTCCCTATAGGATCAGTGGCTACTCTGGTAATCAACGGAATGTTATCATTCGTCCACGATAACCTTTCAGTCATCGTTGCTTTATCTAAACCATAAGTAGTTGCACATTGAAATGCTAGCCATTCTTCTCCATCTGTTGTGATATAAGCTTCGTCAGCACTGATGATAAGTGATTTTCCAAAGTCTGTATCTTGTGGAGTAAGAAACGCAGGAATTGGGTAAGCTCTTCCACGATAATCAAAGCTCCAAGGTATAAAAAACCTTTCACGATCTTTAAAACGTTTAACAGCCTCCATTGTCATTCTTGTACGGCAAGACCTTTTGAATTCATGTGCTCTTTTATTCATTATTTCAGCAGCTTCTCGTCTGTATCTCTTACGAGATTCTTTATTATCTGCTATATCTATCGGTTTAGGTGGTAGATCATAATGAATAATTGGGAGAAACTTACCAACACTTATGCCAGCCTGTTGAAGGTCTTCAGCAACTCTGACTGTGAACGGATTTAAACAATATCCAACCTGTTGTATCTTATTAAGAAAGGCCAAAGGTGTTTCTCCCTGTATAAGTGAGTGGTCGCCTCTACGCACTAAATCATGACCATGCATCACTTCATTTAGTATGTATCCACCGGAACTTTCATTACTCCAATTCCTAGGTGGTATTAACATAGGCCAAGCTAAAGGACAAAATAATTCTGCATTAGCCATTACCTCGTCTTTGATATCCATAAACTCAGGCGTAGGTAATACATATACTACTGTCTTACGTCCTTGTCTCATTGACATCTTATAAAACCAACCACTTGATTGCATGATACAATCTAATAACCAACCACCTAATTTAAAACGTATTGATGTACTCCAAGGTGACCATTGTTTAACATTATAACGATTCATTAATGTACGAATCACTATAAGTTTTTGTTGAGTACCACAAGCACGATGCCAATAGTTCTTCTTAAGTGTATGTAACAAGCCAGGTGCATGAGACTCATAATGTCTCATCTGACATTCATCCTCAATAGCATGACCTATAGTTGCACATACATTAGTAGCTACATTACTACCTTCTTTAAGACAAAATACTTTATCGAAGGTTAGCTTACATGCAATAGCAGCAGCAGCAATCGGTTCAATACCATTTAGATACTGATGTATCTCATGAAATAATACTCCATTGTGTCCTTCATGTATTCTCTTATTAGTATCAGTAATCCTTTGTACTAATAAAGGTAGAAGTGTATCAATAGAGCTTATACCATAAATAGTAGCTGATGCATAGCTTTGATTCTCTAATTTAATACATTGATCTTCAAGGCGTTTGAGTCCTTGACGTATTTGATGACGCTCAAGCTCGACTTGCTCGTCTATTTGTGAAGGAGTAGGTATCATTTAAGTCATCAATAACCTGAGATGTTAATAACTCTTTAACTTCTTCATAATGTGGATGTTGATTAGAAAGATGTTCAAGAGCTTGTTTATAATAACTATATACATCTTTAGCTGTTCTCATTATCTTTCTCCAATAAGTATTTAGGTTCCATGTGATGGATCTCATCCATATCACAAATAAGAAACTCACTATCACCTTCTGCCATGATATCACGGCATTTCTTTTCAGCGGCATGGTGTCTTTGATAGACATACTCCGTGATCTTACCAGTCTTTAGATTATGTTCACGTATGATACAAGCTATAGAAGAAGGTATCTCCCAACCTGACATCTTCCAGTCCATAAACTGTTCAAATGGTATAGACTCAAAGAGTTCAGCCGGAGCACCTGCTATAGCTTCCCAATTATTAGGAAAGTATTTCTTTTTAGGTTTCTTTTTAGTCATTGATAAGTCGGATATCCTCCAGGTAATCGTCCATAAAAGCAGCTTCTTCCATAGCTTCATAAGCTAGGTCTACTACTTCATCCCTATCATCTTTATGATAAGGTGAGTCAAGGATAAAATCCCGACCACTTTCTAGTGTAACATGATACTTAGGCATGGCGGCATGACTGTGAATTTAATTTATTCTTAAGATGTTTTAACCTCTTCTTTGCTTGCCTCATTGCTTGAGGTTTCTTTCGTCCTCGCTCTTTTCGCTGGACGTCCCCGTTTTTGAACGGTAGGAGTCTTTGACTGTTCATCTAATGGATGTGGTACTTTAGGTAAACTTTGAATCTTATCTAATAAGATCTTATATTCATCGACCCACTTATGATCAGGATAGTTATGTAAGAACGCTAAGATAGCATTCTCAATTAATGTGTTATCAGCTATCTTCTTCATTAATAATACCTCCATGATGTTCAACACTGGTCGGTCTTTCTTCAACTAATTCATAATCTAAAGATAAGACAGGTAAAGCATCCATGACCCTACGTTGTATAAAGTTAAGAATGTCTTTCGGATTTGATTTGGTAGTAACATTAATAGTTACCTTATAAGTTTTAGGATTCATGGATGATGATTGTGAATAATAATTCTACTTGGTGTAGCGTACACCTCTATAGCATAGTTTCTTCATTGTCTTGAGTGGATAAACAATAAGGGATTTGAGTCCCTCAGAAAAGCTCCTAAGAGCCTTTGGGAGAGAGTCTAAGTAATACCTTAATAAACTTCTCTAAATATAATAAAGATAAGATAGAGTAATCGAATAAGGTAAGATACTCCTTAGTAATAATAACAGGTAGTTGTTTATCAGATGATTTATTAGCTACCTGATATGTTTCAGAAGTAATAGCCTTAGCCTTGCGTCTTCTTGCTGGACGTGGTTTCTTTACAGTTGTTGTCATTATTCATTGGTGAAAGTGAACCGAACATTACATACTCCATGAGTTGTAATCTAGCTTCTTGAATAGCTTCTTGTTGTCGTTGCATATCAAGTAACCAAGTCTTTATTAGTGACATTAGTAGTCTCCTCTAAATGTAACTTATTCAATTCTAATCTTAACCTATTGATAGAGTCTTTGTCGAGTCCATTGATCATTATACGATCACTAGACTCACCATGACTACCTATTAATAAAGTCTCATGATCTTCACACCAATGAATACATGCATCACGCATATAATATTCATGACAAGTATCAAACTGCATTAGAATACCTCGCTGCTAGTTGAGTTAAAGCATCAGGGAATTGTAATACTTCCCCAGGTAGCTCATTATATACTTCATCATTAGTGATGATATACTTTAAGAGTAAACCTAACTGAGCATTCTCAGCCTTAGTAACTCCAACTACTCCTATTTTCTTAGCCATTAAATTAAATGGGGGTGTGACTGTGAATAAATAGATAGATTAACTATCTAACGGTCCATGCGAGGATCGAACTCGCATTACTAGCGTGACAAGCTAGAGTACTAACCATTATACTAATGGACCATGCCTAGTTTATTAGGCGAATGAATAGTTTTCAGGGAATCTGTTACCATAGTTAATATCACCATGATACTCATCCTCCTCTGCTTCACATGTTACATCACACGCTACTGCTTCGATGAATGCCCAACATACACTATTTTTATACATACCAAGGTCACAATTTGCGTCCTTGAATAGACCAACTAAGAAGTCTTCATCATAACAAGCGTTGAAGTAGTCCATGATCTCATCTTCATACTTATCAAAGAAGCCGATGGTATCACCATAATATATGTGTTGAGAGCACACACCAGATTGACAGCCGTGAGTAACAATCTCCGTGCAGGTTTCGAGGTCATATGCCTCTCTAACTGTTTCAATTGCATTCATTATGCGTCCTAGATATAGTGTTGTGGTAAGAGTCAATAGATCTTGTCACTATTATTAATAGCTTTCAAATACTACTCCTCAAAGGTGACGAACTATAAAGCAGTAAGTAACTCACGTTATTAAACCTCTTCTAGGTATGATCTAATAATAATTAGTCAGTGACTTTACAGAGTACGCTCTCACTTAGTTTATAGAAGATTTCTCTTGGTATTGGATGATTGACTCTT